CTGCTACGTTATAATTACCACTTGTATTAAATATTAAAGCATTAGCACCTACAGCAGTATTTCTTGTTCCTGTGTTTGTATATAAAGCACTATCTCCAACTGCTGTATTACTATCCGATGTGGTGTTTGATGCCAACGTTGCACGACCAATAGCAACATTATTAGAACCAGTTAAACTGCCACTACTTAAAGCATCATTACCCAAAGCCACGTTATTTGTACCAACTGGATAATTACCATCTAGCTTGATTGTGCCACCATCTACTGAGAGGTTACCATTTACAGTAAGCTCTGTTAATGTGCCAGTACCAGTAATACCAGTATAGGCACCACTTACCCTAGCACTTGGCACTGTGCCACTGTCTAGGTTGTCTGCGTTAAGCTGTGTGATTACAAAAGTTCCGTAGGCTACAATATCTACGTCATCTCCATTAACCAAGTCTTCTGTAAAGACAATAGAGTTACCTGAGGTGGTTGTGACGTCTGCTGTAGACATACGAACACCGTTTACAAATACATCGACATACCCTGCATCATAAGCCAGGGTGTTACCGTTAGCATCGGAACCTGAAACTGTTCCAGTTGTAGTTGTTATATCATAGTGAAAACGTGCTGACGTTCCGTTAACTGTAGAACCTGCAGCTGCCCAACCACTGCTTTTGTATACCTTGAGTTCTCCCTGGGTCGTATCATAGTATAAGTCACCTAAGTCTAAGGCTGAACCGTCAGGGTCTTGGCTAGGGGCAGAGCTTAATGCACCTAAGTAAATGTTGTTGAAGCTGTCTGAAAGACTTTGAGCTGTAGAGGCTGAACTTGCAGCTGAGGTTGCTGAAGTTGCAGCGTTAGTCGCTGAAGTAGCTGCAGCTGTCGCTGAGTTTGCTGCATTAGTAGCCTGGGTGCTTGCTGTTGATGCTGAAGTAGCAGCATTAGTTGCTGAAGTACTGGCATTAGATGCCTGGGTTGATGCTGTTGTAGCACTTGTTGCTGCATTAGTCTCACTAGTAGCAGCATTAGTTGCTGAGGTAGAGGCGTTGGATGCCTGGGTTGATGCCGTAGATGCATGGCCTGAGGCTGTTGAGGCTGAACTAGATGCATTTGTTGCACTTGTTGCAGCGTTAGTCTCACTAGTGGCTGCATTAGTAGCTGAGGTACTGGCCTCAGAAGCCTTGGTAGATGCTGTAGATGCTGAAGATGCAGCGTTAGTGGCACTTGTAGATGCATTAGACGCCTGTGTAGAGGCTGTAGAGGCTGAGGATGCAGCATTAGTCTCTGCTGTCTCAGCTGCTGCCTGAGCTGTCTCAGCGTTGGTCTCAGCTGTCTCTGCAGCACTTTGAGCTGTCTGTGCTGAACTTAGGGAGCTTGCAGAACTATTTGCTGAAGTACTTGAGTTATTAGCATAAGTAGATGACAGCCCTGCTGAGGTAGATGCATTCGTTGCTGCAGTCTCAGCTGCTGTCTTAGCAGCCTCAGCATCAGTTATAAGCGTGTCTATAGTATTCTGTATAGTTACAGACGTGCCTGAGTTTTTAAAGAATGATGATGATGACATGTGTTAACCTCTAGGATTGTGAGCTGCTTGAGTATGTGTCTTGGAAGTCTGAGTAGGTGTATGTTGGTTGTATCCTTTGAACACCACCATTTGTCTCTGCATCGTTAGCCTGTTCCTGGACTTCAAGTAGGAACTGGTTGAACTTAGCCTCAAAGGCTTCTGTCCTGGTATCAAGGTAGTAGTCAGCTGCATATGTAAGAGCTGAGTAAATCAATAGGTCAGGGGCTACCTTAGCTAGGTTATTCTCGTCACTGTCTGCAGTCATAGGTGCAAACTCATTGTAGTAGTAAAGGTAGACACTGCCTGAGCTAGGCTGTGGAAACAGGTATAGCTTCTCCTGTTGCCTGGTAAAGTTTGTTGGGTTACCTGAATAGTTATTAGCGTTTAACGACCTAAACTTAGACATAGGAACCCTGGTTAACTCAGTGTTTAGGTAATACAGACTTACAATCTCAATGAAGTCATTAGGTAGCGTGATATACTCAGTTTGCTCATTAAGTGTGTATGTTGTTAATGCCTCTTGCATGGGTGTTCTTAACTGTCGTTGAACACGAGCTATACCCTGGTCTATAAAGGTAGTTGTTAGAGCTGTGGTGATGTCTGATCGGTTAAGGACGTTGTTAAAATGGGTCTTAAGATCACCATAGTTCATAGCTTATCCCTTCTTTGTTTTCTTCTTCTTAGTTTTAGTAAACCCTGACTTCATGTCAGCGTAGGCTTTGTTTGATATAGTTGACTTTGACTTAGGCCTTGATATACCTGCCTTCTTTCTCTTGTTTATGTTTTCATATAACGACATCTATAAACTCTTTTCTGTTGTTAAGAATGCAGTTAGATCCTCATTCTTAAGTCTGTTAACAATATCCTTAGCCGTTATGTTTTTGTCTCTCATAACGTCAAAGCCTTCCCTCATCCATTTCTCAATCACAGCCACAGGTATGGATGCCACCTTCATCATGTCACCTGCTTTTTGAGAAGCTGAGGCGTCACGTTGCTGCTTTAATTTATCTAAATGCCACTGAGGTATTTCCTGAGTGTGATGCATGGCAGTCTCACCTGCCTGGGTAACAAAGTCACTGTTGATGTTGATTATGTTATTACCCTGTCTATCTTTGTCGTAATTCATTGTATCTCCTTAAGTTGAATGTATGAGGGCAAAAGTTAAGGAGAGCATGAAACATCTACCCTCATACAATTAGTTGTTAGGACAAGCCTGTGATCATATGGTCTGCACCAAAGTTCATATGCTTAAGACCGTATTCGCCGACAACAGCGTGTGTGTCACCGTCTGAAGTCTTTCCTAGTAGTGTTCTACTAAAAGGTCTTAATACAACAGATCTCCACATTGCAGGGTCAATTAAGAATGCATGTGTTGATAACTGGTGTCTGTTAAGCACAATCTTGTACTCACCGAATGGAGACACATACAAGTCAACCACGTTTACTAATGTCTTAGTATTGTCGTTGAAGTTTCTGTATCTTCCTGAAGCCCCTGTAAAGTCTGAGACAATTAAGCTGTCAGCAGGTTTCACCATAAATACGTTAGGCTCTGATCCTGCGTCGTAGGCTGCCTGAGCTGCATCTAAGAACTTAGCCTCAGTTAATGCATCAGTTGCATTAGCACCTGCATCAGTTGAGTTAGTGATTAACTGAGTTGCAGAAGCCATTTCTCTAGCTGTAGAAGAGTCACCTGTTACTGCAGCGTTGTCTTGACCAACGTATGCAAACTCTAAGTCCTTCTTAATTTCTTTAAGGACTTTACCTAACTGGTAACTTGTTTCCTTGGCTCTACCGTAAGTCTTCACAGCGTCAGCTGTTGCAGATACCTCAAACACTTTAGTAAGAATTTGAGTTGTACCACTTCTTAGGGTTGTAGGTGACTGAGTACCTGCTGAGAAGGCTGCTCCTTCAACGGCTTTGTTATCAGCACCTGCTGCTAAGGTGTCTTCCATGTACTCATAAGTACGGTTATGAACCTTCTCACTCTTGATAAGAGTAGTGAAGGGTGTATCAGTTGGAGTGATATTAGTGATAATGTCAGAGACATCTTCAGCAATCCCAACTTGGTTATAACTTCCAAATACGGCCATCTTTATTTCCTTTCATTAAATGATGGTTAACTATGAGGTTTCCCAACGCTTCATGATTACTTCGGAGATATCATCTAAGTCTGTACCTGCATTACCAAGTGCCTGAGTAGCCTCTCTTAGTTGAGTAGCCTTTCTAGACTTGTCATTAACAGGTGCCTTCTTTGATCTAAGGATTTTAGTAGATTTAGTATTCTTCTTTTTCACTGTAGCCACCTTCTTTCCCTGGTCATACAAACGAGCCTTATTAATAAGTTGAATCACTTTAGGATCGACATATTGATTAACTTCGTTTTCAGGTAGACCGATAGATATGGCATAGCCACGAATGTCGTTATAAAGTTGGTTGCTCCAGTTTGGAACCTCCTCTTGTAAAACCTTAACACACTCTTTTGCTGCAGCTTGTAGTTGAGTTTGTTGTTGGTTTTGTAAGTCTTTATAAAATACATTAGCTTCTTCAGTTAGAAACTTATACTCGTCTTCTACTTCCT